AGCAAGGTCTTGTCAGCGGTGTTCGCGTCTTCAGTCACGCCATCGCCACCTGTAAGCAGCGTGGACTGCCGACCGGCAGCAAGCTGACGACGACGACGCGCATCACGATCCGCCTGACTGATCTCAGGGTCATCGCGCGTCGGCGTTGGGATCGGAGGGGGGGGAGGGGGAGGTGCGGGGGCTGAACCCCCACCGCCAAACATACACATATCAATTCTCCTGATACTCGCTTCTCAACCATCGAAAAATGAAGTAAGTGCGGGCGTCGCCGCCGTACTCCATGACTTCGGATTCCTTCTTGGCTCCCAAGAATTCTAGCCACGCATGCGCTTCTGTATGCGTATCGAGGGCGCGGCATTCCAGCCTGTTGGCCCCCGCCTCATACAAGTAGCGCGACATCTTGCGCTTGATGTGTTTGGTCACGGTGCTGCTGACCAACGGCCAATCATCCGTTGCAAACATAAAAACCTGCCAGCACGTCGGCACCGTTTCCGATGCGCCGAAGATGCTGACCGGCTTGCCATCTACGAGCGACACCTTGCCGTAGGTGGCCATAGATGCCCGCAGCGCCAAGTCTTCCGCACTCCTGACCAGCGGCATAATCTCTTCAGCGTCGCAGGCCCGCATGTGGCGCGCTATGTAAGCTGCCGGGGCGTAGCTTGCGTCCTCAACCGAAATTGTCGGCATAGTCAGTAAGTATCGCAGGTCTGCCGTCGTGCAGCCGTTGTGTGCGCGCTACCTCGGACATCATCTCGTCATCGTCAGCGTCGCGCATGCCTACCGCGAGATAGCGAAAAGCATCAGCAGCGTGAGAACTATGGTCATGGTTTGGACGATCTCGCCAATCGTTGCGCTTGGCGTCCCATGAGCGATGATATGCTCGTAAATACTTCAGCCCCTGCGCGCACTTCTTACGATCAAACCAGCAACGAGGCAGCGTTGCGCGAACCGCCTCGATGCCGTCCTGTACCGTTAGCTTGGCAACGACGGTCGGGCGGATGCCCAAGCCCATGAGCATCTCATACCGGCTGCTGCCGCTGCCAAGTTCGCGGACCATGACGTCGTGCGGAAAGAAAAACCGATCATAATGATACGGTCGGTTATTCAATTCTCGCACATAATGATGAAGCCCCTCGCCGCTGGCTTCGTAGTAGTCGATCAGCCTGACCTCGCCCGTCCTCGGATATTCCTGGCTGAACCAGATCGCTGTTGAGTCTGCGACGCCTAGATCGAAACTGACCGAAACCTTGAGATTGGGATCGAACGGAACGCTTGTGATGCGGCCATCGGTCTCGGCCAAGTCAAGCGCTGCACCGAAGTAGCTGCCGACCAAAGCCGCCGTCCAACTACACTCGAACTCTTGTTGGTACTGGCTCTCGTCCATGATCTCCTTGGCCGAGTCCAACTCCTCCTGCTTAAGGATGTCGGTTTCCGACGCCTTGAATAGCATCGTGTACCAATCCTCGTTGCCCGCCTCCTCCTGCTCGCGAGCGTAGTCGTATATCTCCTTGAACTGGTTGTCGCCACGGGGGGTGCCGATCCAGAGGCACTTGCCCAAGCGGTCTGCTAGAGCCGGGCGGATAACCTCCGGGTACAACCGGCTGTTCATGTCCGCATACTCATCGAGACAGACGCTATCGAGGAACAAGCCGCGCAGCGCATCTGCGGAATCGCCGCCGAGTAAATATATGCGGCGGTCGTCCGGTAGGTCGCACCGCAGCTCCGCCTCGTTGAACTTCACCCCCGGTATGATGCCCGCGTATTCGCGGAGGTACGCCCACGCAATTCGTTTGGCCGCAGTGTAGGTCGGCGCGATGTAAGCCCCCTGCGCCCGATGCTGCTGGCATAGCAGCACATCGCGGAGCAGGTGGTTGATTGCCATGACGGTCTTGCCGAACCTTCGGTGGCAGACCGCGACATTGAACCGACGCGCCCTCGCGTGGAACTCCTCTTGGAGCGGGCGGGGCGTGTAGGGGATGATTACGTTTTGTGGCTCTGTTCTACGCATAAGAAGGCGGGGGGTGAGAATCGGGAGGGGTTCACACCCCCCGCAAAAGCCCACCCGGAGTGATGCGGGGTGGGATGACCTGTTTTTTCAAAACCTCGTCGCAGTTGGGTCCAGCATGGGACCGGATGTGGCAGCGAGCGCGCTGGGGGTGGTACCCGTCGCCCTGGACCCCCACCCCATCGGCGACCATTAGGCTAGAAGCCTGCGGGTCACGCCTTAGTTTTCAATAGCTTAGGCGGCGCGGCTTGCAATTTTATTGCAACTTCGATCAGTCCGCTTCGATTGCAGCCGGCGGCGCGGTCAATTGTCGCGCGCGACCGTTGACTAAATCGCGGCTGGAAACCGTGTTTTCGATGGTCTTCCAGCCGATGACCATCGGGCCGTCCACCTTAACCTCAGCGCGCTGCATGGGCTGAAACATTTCCAAGCGCTTTTCGGCCATCCACTCCGCGTGGCGCAAGAGCTCTTTTCTTTTTAGAATCTCGTCTCGGCTGTCAGCGAGGTCTAATTGCTTTCGCGCGTCGTCGAGGAAAGCAAGTATTCCGGTTGAGGCCGCATGTTCAAAAGCTAGGTCAAAATCTTGGTCAGCCTGCCGCGCGCGCCACACGCCGCTGCGGCTTATGTTGTGGCGCTCGCAGAGGTCCACCAACATGCGACCCTGGGCCATCCCGTCCACAATATCTTGCTTTATTTTTTGGGTGATCGTCGGCGGTCGCCCGCGTTTTTTACGTTGGGCCATTGTGTCGCCTCGATTTTAGCAATTAGACGCAAAATTTCAGCCGGGTCGCAATAGTTATTTTGATGAGTGACCTTCAGCGTCTTTTTTATGTTGCAATTAATATAACACGCAGTTATATAGAGCGCCCCACCAAGCCGTTGCAGCGGCTTGGCGGGGCTAATCATCAACCGACAAGGAGGTGTCGAACAATGACTGCCGCACATCTTACACGTAAATCACGCAACAAAAAAGTTGGCCCGGTGCCGGTCAGCACCACAAGCCGCGACTCTTGCCCGACTGATTGCCCTTTTAAAGGCAACGGCTGTTATGCAGCGCTCGGCCCGCTTGCCTTGTTTTGGAACAAGGTAGATTCGGGCGAAGCCGGAAGCGACTGGGACACATTTTGTGGCCAAGTCGCCGATCTTCCCGACGGTCAATTCTGGCGTCATAACCAGGCGGGCGACTTGCCCGGCAATGGCCGCAACATTGATATATTCAAGCTCAAAAAATTGGTCGACGCCAACAAGGGAAAGCGCGGGTTCACATACACGCATTATCAACCGCACCACCATATAAACGACGCCATAATTGAAGGCGCGAACCGCGACGGCTTTACAATCAATCTATCGGCAAACAATTTGGAACACGCCGACGAATTAGCGGATTTTGATATCGGTCCCGTCGTCGTCGTACTTCCCGCCGACCATGCCAAGCGCAACGTTAACACGCCCGGCGGGCGCAAGGTCATAACATGCCCGGCGACGTATCGTTCCGACGTATCGTGCGCGACTTGCCAGCTTTGCCAGCGGCGCGACCGCAAGTCGATTGTCGGCTTCCCGGCGCATGGCGCGGCGAAGCGCAAGGCGTCCGCAGTCGCGGAGGCGGTATAATGGAAAAGCAAATGAAAAGCGCAGAGCTGCGCGAAATATGCATTGCGGCAATCGACGCGGCGCTTGTATCGCGCGGAAAGCGCAAGGGCGCGCTAAAGGCGGCGTGTCCGCCGATGGGGACCGACGCGGCTGCGGCGTGGCAGGCGCTTGTCGGTCACGCTAACCCATACAAGATGGGCCTCGGCCATATCATGTTTTTTACGGATCGCCAGAGCGCAATATATCGCGCGATTGACGACGCGCTGGCCGGACAAGACGTTCGCGCGCTTGATCGAGACCGGCTCGCACTTGAAATGCTGGGGGCTTGGTAATGCGTAACATCCTCGAATTTTGTTTCGAAGCCGTCGTTTACGCTGCGGCAATAGCGACGCTGTACGTCCTGATTTACGCTTTTCTTGGAGGGTTTTAAGATGAATTTAACGGTTGGAACTGTAATCGAATGGACTACGAATTCTCATAACGGGGCGATAATCAAAAAACACTAGCATTCCATAAGCCCCAAAATGGCCCCAGCGTTCGCGCTGGGGTTTTTTTTGGCATCTACCCACCGGCCAGTACCCGAAGGCGCTCTAGCGCCCCAAAATACCGCCCTTTAACCGTATCGCGATGCCAGCCTAGCAGCTTCGACACGCGCGACCACGCGATGCCGCGCAATTTCGGCTGGCCCCGCCGTTGCGCGGTGAATGCGCAAACCATAACAAGCCGCGCGTCGGCTGGTTCAGCGCGCCATAAAATATCGATCACGCGGTCAAGCCGATCGATTTCGCGCGACGACGGCGGGCCGATGCGGGGCTCGGCTTGGTTGTAGCCGTAAGCTAGATCCGCGTCGCGTAGCCAATCGGGCCAGCC